CCCACATCCGCCGAAGCCGCCGCATCCCAAATGCCTAAGAACACCAACTCTGGGCTACCCCACTTTATGAAGAGAAGTAGTGTGCTAGACCAAAGTATAGCTATGGCTGAATCCTGGGATATATTTTATTACTCTCTCCTAGGTTGGCGTGGGCAGGCTAATGGTACTAATATTCCGAAGCAACGTGTTGTGTGGATGTATCCATTTTCAACTAACATTGCAGAGTCTCGTTTCTTTCGACCCTTGCATAATAGATTGTTAATGCTACCACAGTTTTCAGCGTGGGTCAGCATGAATAGTGTTGACTTATCCATAACCAAAATAATTGATGAATCCTACAATCACTCATTGTTATCCTCGGACTTCTCTGGGTTCGATCAATCCGTAGTCGACCAACAGGCGTGGTACTTCGATTATATGAAGAGCGTTTACCAGGATAAATATAGGGAAGACATCGCGATTTTAGAGAATTACTTCAAGGCCATTCCCATATTATGCACAAAATCCGTTGCATACGGGGGAGAACATGGCGTTCCTTCCGGGAGTACATTCACAAATCAGGCAGATAGCATCGTCAATTACGTTGCCCAAATATCCTCACCAGAACTAGTTTCAGAGCGGACTGTACAAGTTCAGGGAGACGACGCAGTACTGGCAGTAAATAACGTCGATAACCACTTAGAGCACTTGTCGGCATTAGGCTTTGATGCCAATAAGACTAAACAACTCGTTTCTAACGAAACCGTGAGTTATCTTCAGCGGACTTATTACCGCCACTACCGTCCAGACGGAATATGCCGAGGGATTTACCCTACAATGCGTGCTCTCAATTCATTGTTAGGGCAGGAAAGGTTTTACAAAGACTGGAGTTCCATGATGGTATCACTACGCGTCATAGCGATACTTGAAAACGTAAAATGGCACCCAGCATTTAACGAATTTGTAAAATTCGTAGTACGAGAGGGTGACCCTAGGCTGAAGGAGAACACCCTTGAGCTTATCGAAAACAAAGCAAAGTGGCTTCGACAAGCTAGTGAAGTACCCGGCCTCATACCTTCTTACAACCAAGAAGGGCAACTACAAGGGATAGAATCGTTTGCGTCTGTACAACGAATTTTGTCACTATAGGCCCTGAG